CTTGGTTGGTTTCGTATTGATGAGAGTTCATTTGATTAACTACAGACTCATAAATAACACCATCTGTATCTACATCAGCAGGGGATGATCTACTTCCTCTAGCCCCTACGCTTAACTCAGCACCTTTATTAGACTCTCTAGTCTTAGTCTTTGTAATACCTTTGTCTACTTTATATAGATCAATGGCTCTAGCAGCCGCTTTTGCGTCTGTGTCGTTTTCATACAAAGCTTGTTGTACCCATTTTGGTTGTTCTTCTACCCAATCATGGAAGTCATCAGTGTCCCGAATCTTATCAAAGTCTGGGTGCAAACGCAGAAGATCGCCTTCAGCTTTGTCCCTAGCTGTCTCAAGTTCTCTTTCATCTAAAGAACGGAGTCGTAGCTCAATTGATTCAGACTGCTCTTTAGCTTTCTTCATAGCAATGGATTCAACAATCTTAGCTACGTCTGGATATTGCTCAGCCCAAGCAGAAAGCTCTTCTTCTGTTTTAGGCAGCTTGATTTGATTGGTTGTGCTCTTTTGAAGCTGTGTCTTCAATTCATCAATCTGTGTTTGAAGCTGTGTTTGTTGCTGCTGAGAATGTCTACGCAGATCTCCATAACGCTTCTTAAATGTTTTTTCTTCTGAAGATAAGTTGGAATCGTCTTCCTCTTGTTTCTTCTCACCTTTGTTTGCTTCTTGCAGTTCTTTAAGTTCTGCTTCTTCTTGTTCAATCTTTTCGTTATTGGCGTTACGTTTGCCAAAAGGAGAATAAGCTTTTGTTTCTTGTTTCTGTTCTAAAACAACGTCAGTCATAAATACCTCTATAAGTTGGGGCTAGCTGTTGCCGCCATATGCGGGGAGATAGGTAGCCAATAATGGTGGGTGTTATAAGTATCGACCAGCCCACCTCTGGTTACGATGTGTTAATTATATCACATTTTTTTCTTAGCCATTAAACCACCTTTAGCCATCTTAGGGATTGTGTCTGGGGTGGAAAAATAAGGAGAAAGGTTTGGCATAGACTGTTGATCATTCATAGTTCCAGCAGGGGCAGGTGCTTGAAACTGTGATTGATCTGTAGCCATTCCTCCCAAAGCCATTTGAGTTTCGGAAGGCTTTTCTTCTTGTGGCATACCTGCCATGATACTATCAATGCTTTTAGAAAACTCCTCGCCGTGTAAGGCTTCTGGATTTTCAACTTGATCAGCATTACCCATCTGACCAATCTCATCCATCTTAAGCAACCCTTCTTTAGCTAAATCACGGATTTGCATAAGTCTTTCTAAACCTACATAGCGCACAACATCAGCAGGAAAAACAAACTCACCCTCGCTAAGATTAGCACTGATGTCATCTCTCACTTCCTTCTGCATAGCGCCGGGAGGCACTTCATTACCACTAACTGGATCAACTGTCCCACCTTGATCAGGCATACCACCTTCAGCCAATAAGCGTTGATTTTGATTGTTATACATTTACTTCATCCTTTAAATATTTTAAGCGGCGTAATGCAGCAATAGACCCTTGTACTTGATAGATATCTTGTACATCCTTTGATTGCTCTAGCTTCTTATGGTAAGAGGCAATCTCAAAGTCAAGCATTTCTAAAAAAGCTTCCCATTGATTGTTTGTGTTTACAAACGTCTTAAGTTTAGATAGGTGGGGCTTGGACATTTCCACTAAATCCTTGTTCTTGTGGTGCTGGAGGGGCTCCTACACCAATATTACCACCACCACCCCCTGTCATATCAGCAACTCCGGGAGGCCCTGCAACGCCCTGTGGAGGCTGTCCTGCTGCCGTTGGAGGGGCAGGAGGAGCATTCTGCTGCATGAGGATTGCTTGGCGCATGGCTTCATCCATGTTATTAGTAACCTTGTCTGGATCTAAGTCCATGCTCTTTGCAATTTCTCTAATGATGTAAGGAAATTTAGCAAAGGGCATTAACGAAGGTTGGCTAGCTATCTGCAAGAATTGCATCAAGCGTTGGCTTCTAACTTCATTAGCCATCAAGCTTTCGGTTCCTTTTGCACTAACTTCTAAATCACCTTTGATTTCTGGATCAAAGTCAAACTGCATATTGAAGTTGAAGAAAGCTTCGCCAATAGGACCAAGCAAATAATCATCTAAGTTTTTAATAACAGTTTTAATGCTACCGCTTGCAGCATTCATCAACATACTAATGCCGCTAGCTGTTCGTCCTACACCAGAAACACCTGTTTGCCCGTAAGAGAAAGCAGGAAGACCTGTAGACTCATCAGCAAGTTGTCTAGCTTTATCAAACAATTGTAGGTTTTCTTGTGAGACATTAGGAAACTTTGTACCAAACAAAGCTTGACCCGGAGCACCGCCCTGTCTTCTAAACACTTTACCGGGAAAGACAGATAAGTCTTGACCGGGAACAAGGTTGGTTTCATCAACCTCAAATACAAGGTTGCCAGAAAGAACCGCATTATCCACTGCCATACGCATGAAACCATTCATTAGGGTTTGGGTGTCGTCCATGTTTTCGGCGACACCTACACCTGCTAGAGAGTAGGGGTTTAGTTCATATGGCACAGCATAATAGGGTATCTTTGCTGGCTTAAACGGATTGAGAACAAGTCTCAAAATCTTTCCATTACAGAACCAAATGTTTGCTTGAAGTTCTCCAGCATCCGTCATATCTTCTGGAACAGTAATATCATTCTCTTCAAGGAGATCAAGGTCTACATTGCCCCAATACTCTAACACTTCAAAGCGTTCAACACCAAAGTTTGGTGTGTAGTCTCTGAGATCGTCTTCCCAATATTTTTTAATGTAGCCTTCTCCTTCAGCTATGATTTGATCAATCACATTCTCTCTGAAGTGAGGACGCTTCTTCAACCCTCTAAGCTGAGTGCGACTCATCTTATGACGTTCAATAACATACTGACACTCATCAGTGTTAGTTGCATCTGGATCCCAATAGAAGTTCCAAAGGGAAACATGGGAAGCTTCTGGTACAGTTTTAATCAGTGGCTTATATGAACCAGTTTCGTCCCAGCTAGCATATTCTTTATTAACAGCAAAGGGGCCTTTCATAACACCAGTGCCAAACAAAGCCATCTCAAAAGCTGTTGATCTCAAATGCTTAGAAGCACCTGTCTCATCAAGCTGGTCATGTATTTTCTTTTCCATCTTCTTAGCTGCAATAGTGGCAGGACTAAACGTAATAGAAGAAGGAGTGACACCCGGCCCTGCTTTTAAATTAGGCAGGTCTTTGAGATCGTCTTTCATAGACCCCAACATTTGTTCAAGGGCATCTAAGTCAAAACCTTTTGGAATGTTTGCACTGTTCTCACCAAAAGGAATTTCAGTTGGCATAGCAGGCTCAGCACCAGCAGCAGGGGCTTCTTTAGGATCTGAACTTACATCAGCCAATACACCATCTGGCAACACTGTTGGATCCACACTAAGGGGAAATTTATTATTTGAGAACAACACTTCTGCAATTTGACTGTAGGCAGCTAGCGTTTTTGTCTTAGTAACTTTAATAAAGACACGGGACTTTTCAGTTTCTGTAAATTGAACATCAGGGCCATAGATGCCTCTGTAGTTTCTATAAGCACGTAGCCAACGGCTTTCATCTGCCCGTCTACTTTCCTCTGATCTGGTATATCGTTCTTGTATATACGAAATTAAACTGTCGCCAGAGAAGCCTTCTTCCTCTTTATTCTTTACGTCTTCTAAAGCTAGAGTTTTATCCCCAAGCATTGGTTTATTCTGTGCCATGTTGTTCCTTAATATCCAAATAATGGGTCAGCAATTCTAGCCCCAGAAGACTTTGAAGATGCTGGATTATAATCAAATACACTACTACGAGGTCTACTCATAACACCATATCTAATAGCATCATACAGGTGATCTTCGCCTTTTGTGTCTACGTCCTCTGGCTTCTTCTTATCCAATTGAATAATAGGAAGCTGAGCAATGGTGTTTGTACAATTGCTTGTTATAACCATTCTTGGTTGTTCTGTAAATGGGTCATGTTGTAGTCTTCTGTGCAGTTCATTCTTACCTGACACCCTACTACCAGCACTTCTATCCGCTGGCCTCCACCTACAGCCCTCCATAATCATCTGTTCAGCTAGTGAAGGCCCTGTGTCTCCACGTTTATGCCAGCAACTACTGTCTAAAACACCATATCTTATACCACCATCATGCTCTTCAGCCCTCAATATCATGTGGGCAAGGTCTTTAGCTAGCACTTTGCTAACATAAAGCTCCCTATATATCACCAATTGCTCACTTGGGGTGACAGCAAACCACACAACAGCACTAAAACTACCATATCCGTAGTCACAAGCCCTGAACTTTGTCCAGTTTTTGGGGATATCAAAACTATTTACTACATGAACAGTACGATTAAACTCAGGAAACGCTGCTCCTTCTGCTACATCCCAGTTTCCTTCAAGCAATTGCTTACGTTGGTGTTCTGGTAAGGACAACAACATGGTTTCATAGTCACCACCCTCAGCCAAATAGGGATTATCCGACAACATTGCAGGTATAAACCGCCTCTTAAACAGCGGTTGACCCTCTCTGCTGTGTCCTATGGGATAGGACAGGGTCTTTCCTGTCTCAACATCCGTAGCCCAAAAAGATTTTCCAGCAGGAGCAGGGTCAATAAACATCTTCTTAACCCAAGAATGACCCGGACCACCCGGATTTGTTGTAGCTCTCATGAAAATCTGTAGATCTGAAGCAGGAGTACGTAAGCGAGAACGCATATAGTTCCAAGCAAACGGCGTATGCCACTGCGTCAACTCATCAAAACCAATCCAACTAAAAGCCAAGCCCTGATATCTCAATACGTCTTCATCTCTGTCAAGGTAAGACATCCAAAGCCTAGCTCCACTAGGAGCTTGCCATTGCATCTTCCTCTCACTCCACTTAATATTCGGATAGATTTTGGGATATATCTCTTGGCTCTTCCAGATAAGTTCCCTAAGTTCCTCAGTGGTGTGACGTAACAACAGTCCTGAAAATTGTGGATGCCCAAAATATCTAAGAGGGTCTGCTAACATGGCATAACTTTTACCACCACCAGCAGCACCCCCGTATAACACTTCCCTTTCTGCTGAAGCCAAGAAAACAGACTGTGGCCCTGCATTAGGTTTAAAAACTACATTGTGATATTCTTCTTCACTTTTCAGTTTTGTAGAAACTGTCTCTAATTTCTCTGTAGTGTTCTGTTGCAAAGTAGCTGTCTTCTGTGCAGCCAACTCTTCTTTCGTACTTCTCCGCTTTCTCAAGGGCTTCTTTGTACCTGTTGGCGAGGAGACGATATGTTGTAGATCTTCTTTTTTGGGACTGTTCATTCTTTATTCTAGCTTCCAAAGAGGATGGGCCAATATATCTACCAGTTGCTGTGGAAAGCCAAGCTGCCACTTTTGTTAAACTATACTGCTTTAAATACTTCTTAGCCTTTTCTAAGGCTTCTAACTCAGAAGGTATTGGTGTAAGCCACCCATCTTCTTCTTCGCTAAGCTTATAACCAAAAGGTACTACACGACCAAGCTTTGGAATGTCTATATACTTTTTTTTCTTTATGTAAGGCTGTGGCAATATCCACTTACCTATACCTCTGTCAGTCATCTACTTGCTTTTCCTTAGCAGGCAATATCATAACACCACCACTAGATTCCACCTGCACCTTGTCAGTTTTGACAAAGCCAGCCCTGTCTAACAAGTCTTTGGCAGCACTAAGTTTATCTTTGATACCAAGCTCTGTTGGGGAATTAATACCACCCACCATAGCCATAGCTGCTCTAGGAGCATTCATGGCAATGTATAGTTGTGTAGCTTCAATAATCTCTTCTTTGAGATAGTTTGTTAGAAGTCTTGTGCTATAGCCTCTAGAGAAGCCAGCTAAGTTTTTAGCTGTGGTGATGTCTCCACCAGCTTCGGTGAATAACACTTCAAGAAACTTCTTGTGTTGTTCTGTTAGTTCTTTAGCCATTTTATTTCCTTAGATATTTTTATACACTTCTGATTGTTCTTCTTTGACACATCTAAACTGTATTGTTGGATTCAATTGTTTATTCATCATCTCAAGTTCTAGAGATTTATAATAAGCCAATTGCAAACACGCTTCTATAGTTTCATGCTTTGTTCTTGGTTTGTCCACTACAGGAATACATTGCTGCATTGGAAAACAAAGTATAAATTCTATTAGAAACATATCCACTCCAGATAGTTACAGTTTTCTTACTGGATCAAAATATTCTTCTACAGAAATAATGACATCAAAATTGCCTGTACTGTCTGTAAAACAAACTAGTTTGTCGCCTTGATGCAAGGACAAAGAAGGTATGCTTGTTACAACAAAAACACTATTAGAACCCATCCTATATGTTCTTAATAAATATTTATAAGAGGCAGTTTCTTGGTGATAAAATTGTATAGAAATATCTTTGTTAGCAACTGTACCAGAAGACACAAGTAAAAAAGTAACAACAGCAGAAAAATTAGTAGGACACGTATACAACAACTGAGCACTAGCTCCGGCTGCTGTAGCTGTTACATTAATTGATTCTGTTGTAAATTTACTTGCGTCTTTTGTTGGCATTATTTTTTCTTCAGTTTAGAAGCCTCAGATAAAGCAATGGCAATGGCTTGTTTTGGGTTCTTAACAACTTTACCACCTTTACCACTATGCAGCCCTTTGGCTTTAAACTCATGCATAACCTTACCAACTTTAACAGTTTGTTTCTTTGTTAATTTTGTAACCATATTATTTCTTCTTAGCCATAGCACTTTTTTTCATGCTAGCCATTTGTTTTTTGTCCATAGCCATGTCAGCTTTAGAGCCTTCTTTTACGCCCTTCTTCTCAACATCTTTGCCAGACTTTTCAAAAGCGGCCATCTTGCCGCTTCCGGCTTTTTTCTTAGCCATCATTGCCATAAAACCGGGGTTCATTTTTGTTGCCAT